AGCACATCAGAACGCAAATGGCAGAAGTGCCCGTGCGTGGTGGTGTTTATACGAAGGAGCAAATGGAAGTGGATTTCTTGAACTGGTTGATTCGTATCGTCAATGCCCTAAAGAGGTTGTTTGCCCCTATGACCCCAAGGATAAACCACCTACTATAAAAGATATGTTAAACGCTATGAAGGATGCATTCAAATGACACAAAAAACTTTTAAAGGCAAAGCGGCACAAGAGTTTGCAGCTAAATTAGATGTTAACGGAGACGAGCAAATAGACGATTTAGAAATCATGGAGCGTAAAATACGTTTGGAAAACGATAATGCCAAACAGGATCAACAGCGTTATATGGTTTGGTTTAGCGCAATTTCGGTAACGGCGTACATTGCCGTTCTTATGACAGACCTTGTTCCTTTGGATAGACTTGATCATCTAAGCAGTATTGGTAGCACTTGGGTTCTTTCAAACATGGGCATAATTGGAGCTTTCATAGCATCTAGTGCCTTCACGAAAAATGGCTAATATTAATTTCCAATCAATTGCATTAGGAGTATATCTTTTTATATGTATATTTGATTTTGTGGTGGTTCCTGTATGGTTTGGCTTGAATCGACCAGAAATATCTGGTTTTATAGACACAATGAATACAATGGATAACCCACAACTACAGATGGAACTTATGAAAAAGATGACCGACCACCATAATCCATACACTTTATTAGGAGGGGGTTTGTTTCATTTGTCATTTGGTGCTATACTAACGGGAAGTGTATTAAATAGAAAGTGAGATAGCAATGTCTTTACCAGAGTACATTAAAAATAAAAAACCAGTTCGTGTTCGCAACTTTCCAAGAACACAAACTAGAAAGCCGTCTTCTGGTCCTCCTAAGCCAAAAACGCCAACGCAAAAGAGAAAACCGTCCTCTGGTCCTCCTAAGCCACAGCGTTTAAAAATTAACAGGCGTAATCCTAAATTTGATATTGCTAAAAAAGACAAAAAAAAGAAAAATGCCTAAAGCAAAAGAAAAACCAATACCCAGAACCACAGGAAAAGGTGGTAATTATCGTAAAACGGCGGCTGGTGCAGGTATGACCAAAAAGGGCGTTAAAGCATATAGAGCGGCAAATCCCGGCTCTAAACTACAGACGGCGGTTACGGGTAAAGTAAAAAAGGGAAGCAAGGCGGCGAAGAGAAGAAAGTCGTATTGTGCAAGATCCTTGGGGCAGTTAAAAAGGGCCTCTGCTAAAACAAGAAATGATCCAAATTCAAGAATTAGGCAAGCAAGAAGAAGGTGGAAATGTTAAATGGCAATGCGTAGATCAAATATGAAGAAACAAGTGGAAAACCCGCCAAGGGGACTTACTTATTTTAAAAGAGGTGGTTCAGCAAAAAGTAGAGGCAGTAAGATTTGTCCCGCTGGTAAAGCTTGGGCTAAAAGAACTTTTGACACATATCCGTCAGCATATGCTAATATGGCGGCCTCTAAATACTGCAAAGATCCTAACTACGCAAAAGGTGCTAAAGGAAAGAAAAAGAAGTAATGGGCGCACTAAAAGACTGGGTTAAACAAGATTGGGTTCGTATAGGCACTGATGGTAAGATCAAGGGCAAGTGTGGTACGTCTAAAGACAAAAAGAACCCAGACAGATGTTTACCAAGGAGTAAGGCTAATAGTTTGTCGCAATCGCAAAGAGCGGCGACGGCTAAGAAAAAGAAACGAGAGGGAGCGAAAGGAAAGACCGTGGTTAAAAACACCAAGCCCGCTACAGTCAAAATGAAAGACGGAGGAGATCCTTTTAAGGCAAAAAGACCTTACAACGGTTCTAACAAGAAGGGTGTGGTGGCTAGAGGTTGTGGAGCAATTATGGCAGATAGGCGTAAATTTACTAAGGGATCTGTTTCTCAGTTTAGCTGATGGGCAAACGTAGTGACTTTAAACGGATACCAAGAGATTTTTATCCAACCCCTTTAGAAGCAGCAGAACCTTTATTTTCTCATTTGCCCCGTAATTTTACGTTTATAGAGCCCTGTGCGGGAGATGGTGCACTGGTAGACCACATAACCAGAAACACCGCCGGACGGTGCATTTTAAAGGCGGATATAGCCCCCAAAAGACAGGATATAGCACAACAAAACGTTATGGGCTCTTTAGATAAACCAGATTTTTATATTACAAATCCTCCTTGGGATAGAAAGATATTGCATCCTATCATAGAGTTATTATCTAGTTTAGCACCAACATGGCTTTTATTTGATGCCGACTGGCCTCATACACAGCAAAGTGCGCCTTATATGGAATATCTTGAAAAAATTGTAAGTATTGGTAGAGTAAAGTGGATACCTGACAGTAAGATGACTGGTAAGGATAATTGCTGTTGGTATTTGTTCGATAAAAAGAACTACAAACAAACTATGTTTTTTGGGAGAAACACATGAGTGTATTGACTAGCTTGGTGGGCCCTGTAACAGGCTTACTTGATAAATTTATTGAAGACAAAGATCAAAAGGCCGCTTTGGCTCACGAAATAGCAACTATGGGCCAAAAACATGCTCAAGAGGCTATGCTTGCTCAGTTAGAGATAAACAAGGCAGAGGCGGCTTCAGGGTCGTTCTTCAAAGGCGGATGGCGGCCTTTTGTGGGATGGATCTGTGGTATTGCTTTTGCATATCACTTTGTGCTTCAACCACTTTTAATATTTATTTTTGCGTATATTGGCCTAGAAACCCCTGATTTACCTAAATTTGATGTGGGTACGTTGCTTCCTGTTTTAGGCGGCATGCTTGGGATTGGCTCACTTAGGTCATACGAGAAGACAAAAGGATTAACAAAATGAAAGAAAATTTTACAGACAGTTTAGCGATGTTACTTCACCATGAAGGAGGATATGTAAACCATCCAGAAGATCCTGGTGGAGAAACAAATTTAGGAGTAACTAAAAGAGTGTATGATGAATGGGGCGGAGAAAAAGATATGAAAGACCTCACTCCAGAGGATGTAGCGCCTATTTACAGAGAAAACTATTGGAATCGACTGAAGTGTGATGAACTTCCCAGTGGCTTAGATTTTTGCGTTTTTGATTGGGGTGTAAACAGCGGGACGGGCCGTGCGGCTAAGGCTTTACAGAAAATAGTAGGCGCAAACCCTGATGGAGCTATAGGGCCAAAAACACTTGCTCTTATAGCAAAACAAGATCCTAAGTATATGATTGAAGAGTTTGGTAAAATACGACAAAATTTTTATGAGGGTTTGTCGACTTTTAAAACTTTTGGTAAAGGATGGAGCCGTAGAAATAAAGAAACAACCACCGCCTCTTTAAGTATGGTAAAATAAGTATGGCCTTTTTATATCAGACATGATAAGAGTATACCTAATCTTGTAAGAATAGATGTGGGTATATACGATGGATGAGATATTTATTGCAGAATCTATATTTAAGATTATAAGAGAGAGAAGGCAAAATGTTTATGATATTCTCGGTGGAGATAATATCAGAGATATGGAGCATTATAAGAAACTTATGGGCATCCTTGATGGCCTAAATTATATTGAACAGGAACTCAAGAGCCTGCTAGAAAAACAGGAGCGCAGTATTGACTGACACAAAAATTGAAGAACCAGAACTAAAAGATGCTTGGCAAGCGCCAAAAAAAGAATCTACAGTTCTTGATCCAGAACTTCTTAATAAATCTCTAATTGAAAGAATGCCCAGTCCCACTGGATGGCGAATATTAGTTTTGCCTTACAAGGGTCAGGGTAAAACTGAAGGTGGCTTGTTTTTACCTAATACAGTGGTAGAAGAGCAACAAGTTTCCACGCAAGTGGGATATGTACTTAAAGTCGGTGACCTAGCATACAAAGATGAAAAAAAGTTTCCAACTGGAGCTTGGTGTGCGGAAAAAGACTGGGTGATGTTTGCCCGATATTCAGGTTCCCGTTTTAAGATTGAAGGGGGTGAAGTGCGAATACTTAATGACGACGAGATACTTGCAAAGATCCTTGAACCCACAGATATTCTTCACTTTTAGGAGTTATTATGTTAGAAAACGAAAGAGATGACACAGATGTTAAAGAAATTGAAGTCGATAGCACTGGCGATTTGGACGAAAATACGTCCGCAAACCAAGCAGGTGGAAATGAAATCCTCGTTGAAACCGAAGCGGGGGCGTCCAAAGAAGACGACCAGTTTACCAAAGCAGAAAGCGCCACGCAAAAAAGGATAGACCGTTTAACTAAAAAAATGCGGACTGCCGAGCGCGAGCGCGAGGAGGCTTTGCGTTATGCACAAAGAGTTCAGAAAGAAGCAGAAGATCTTAAAGTTCGTGTAAACAGCATGGATCAAAACTATATTAATGAATATAGCTCTCGTGTTGAAACACAAATGTCTGCGGCGGAGCAAAAACTTAAATCTGCTATGGAGATAGGTGACACTGCTCAAGCAGTAGAGGCACAAAAAGAAATCAGTAAGCTGACTATTGAGGCCGATAGAGCTTCTCAAGCAAAAGCACAACAGGAAACTTTGCAAAAACAACCTGTTCAACAGGTTCCTCAGCAACAACCTGTGACGCCACCTGATCCTAAAGCTCAAAGGTGGGCTTCAAAAAACGAGTGGTTTGGCACTGATGAAGCCATGACTTATGCGGCTTTTGGTATACATAAACGCATGGTAGAGAACGAAGGGTTTGACCCGAAGTCAGATGAGTACTATAATGAGTTAGATCATCGAATGAGGGAAAGGTTTCCTCATGAGTTGAACGGAGAGGCGGAAGTTTCTCCATCCGGAACAAGAAGCGCTCGACCCGCTCAGACGGTTGCTTCAGTATCACGTTCTGCTAATTCTGGGCGCAGTAAAAGTAGAAAGGTTCGACTCACCCCGACCCAAGTTGATATAGCTAAAAGATTGGGTGTGCCATTAGAAGAATACGCGAAATACGTTAAGGAGTAAAAAGAAATGTCTGATAATAAAGAGTTAAATTTTGGAGGACCAATCGATAGAACTCCTCGCGCAAACAAAACTAGAGAGAAGACGGCGCAGCGTAAGCCGTGGGCTCCACCGTCCATGTTGGACGCACCACCCGCACCAGATGGGTTTAAACATCGTTGGATTCGTTCAGAGGTTAGAGGGTTTGATGACCGCAAAAACGTCAGTGCGAAACTAAGAGAAGGATGGGAATTGGTAAGACAGGATGAGTACCCAGATTTTGAAGCTCCTGTCATTGATTCGGGTAAGTATGAAGGTGTGTTCGGAGTGGGAGGCTTAATGTTAGCTCGTATTCCTGTTGAAACTGTTGCGGAAAGAACTGCGTACTTTAATCAAAGGAACTCAGATCAGATGGAAGCAGTTGATTCAGATATGATGCGAGAGAACGCTCATTCAACCATGACGATTAGTAAACCTACTCGTCAATCTCGTGTAACTTTTGGTGGTCCACAAAGTAAGTAAGGACTATCATTTAGGATAAGGAAACCAAATTATGGCAAATCAATTAACTGGTGGCTTTGGTCTACGTCCTATCGGTAAAGTAGGTGGCAATCCTTTCAATAATGCGACAACGCAGTACGAAATTGCAAGCAACTACACCACAGCTATATACAACGGAGGAATTGTAATTCCTTTGGCAGGAGGCACTATTGCGATCTCTGATCAAGCAGTTGCTCCTCTTGGTGTATTAGGCGGGGTGGAGTATGTAGACTCAAATACTGGTAAGACCGTATTTTCAAACTATTGGCCCGGATCTAATAACGTAAGTGTGGATACAAATCATCCTGTAAAAGCATTTGTGTTTGATGATCCAATGCAACTCTATGTTGTAGTAGCAGACGGAACAAACACTGACAGAGCAACTGCTCTTGCAGACACTTTTGCGAACTGTGACATGGCGAGTGTAAATAATGGTAGCACAAACACAGGCATGTCCTCAGACATGTTGGATATTAGTACAGCCGCTACCACTAATACTTTAGACGTTCGTATTGTCGGACTGTATGAGGAAGAAGGTAATATCGATTACTCAGCAGTAGGGCATCAGTACATCGTGCGTTTAAATCATCCATACAACTCTGGCGTCGGTGCAGCTGTAGGCACTCTTGCCACAACAGCGATATAAGGAGGATAGGATATGGCTATTTCTCGCGCACAATTAGCGAAAGAGTTAGAACCCGGCCTTAACGCCTTGTTCGGACTTGAGTATGACCGTTATGAAAACGAGCATGCAGAAATCTTTGACGAAGAGACCTCAGATAGGGCTTTTGAAGAAGAGGTAATGCTATCTGGTTTTGGTAATGCGCCTGTAAAACAAGAGGGATCAGCGATCTCTTTTGACAGCGCACAAGAAACCTTTACTGCCCGTTATACACATGAAACCATCGCTTTAGCTTTTAGTATTACTGAAGAGGCTATCGAAGATAATCTTTATGATCGTCTTGCAAGCAGATATACTAAAGCGTTAGCTCGTTCCATGTCTCAAACAAAGCAGATTAAAGCAGCATCTATTCTTAATAATGCTTTTAGTACTGGGGCTAGTGCGATAGGTGATGGAGCAGCTTTATGCTCATCCTCACACCCGTCAACTTCTGGTAATCAGAGAAATCTTTTATCGACAGCGGCAGATCTTAATGAAACATCCTTAGAGCAGATGTTAATTGACATTGCAGGTCTTACCGACGAAAGAGGTCTTAAAATTGCAGTTAGAGGAATGAAACTAATTATTCCAAAAGAATTGCAGTTTACTGCGGAGAGAGTAATTAACTCTGCACTAAGACCCGGAACAGCGGACAATGATTTGAATGCAACTAAGAGCATGGGAATGCTTCCAGATGGCGCTGTGGTAAATCATTATCTAACTGATACGGATGCATTCTTTATCAAGACAGATGCTCCAAATGGTTTCAAAATGTTTAACAGAGCAGCTATTAAGACTGCAATGGAAGGCGATTTTGACACAGGAAACATGCGGTTTAAGGCTCGTGAGCGTTATTCCTTTGGTGTTTCTGACTGGAGATGCGTATTCGGAACACCCGGAGCGTAACAACATTTCTATATTGTTTTTAAAGGGCGGCGAAAGTCGCCCTTTATTTTTTGTAAATACTTGATATAATACCTTATCCCTGACAGTTACATGGTGTGACTGACAACAGCCAAGACAAGGAGATTATATATGGCTAATACAACTTTTAAAGGAACATTACGTTCTGAAGGTGGTTATTCTTCCATAGCCACAACAGCAGGAACTGGTGCAGAAACCACGCAGATGTCTATTTCCTCTGCCGGATTTACTTCGCTAGACGCAAATACTCTAGCTACAGAGGCGGGAACAGGTATCACTGGTGGTACAGGAACTATTTACAGAAGCTCTGTAATTAGAGAAGGTGGAATTATTAAGACAAGTATTCTTATTGATTTAACTGGTTTGAGATCAACAGCTAGTGGTGATATCATTGGTGTAGATGGAACATCTAACGTATGTCACATAGGACAGATTACAGCAGCCAGAAATGGAACAATTCTTGCGGGAAGAATGACTTGTTTTGAAGCTCCTGCTGGTGGTGATGAAGATATCAACGTGCACTCAGCAACCGAGGGCACAGGTGTTGAAGATGGAGCCATAAGTGATTTAACAGAAACTTTATTAGTAAATTCAGGAGATCTTGCACTAGGCACTGTTGTAATATTTTCAGCCGTACCAGCGGCAGATGAGTTTTTATATCTAACTCTAGGTTCAACAACTAATGCCGACTATACGGCGGGTAAACTGCTCATTGAGTTGTTTGGTTACGAGGCTTAATGTAGGGGGAGAAATCCCCCTTAAAAATAAGGAGATATAAATGGCTGATGCAGTAACTTCACAAACCTTAGTAGACGGTCCAAAGAAAGCTGTTTTAAAATTTACAAACATATCTGACGGAACGGGTGAAAGTGCGGTAAAAAAAGTAGATGTAAGTGCCTTACAATCTAATGATGGTAGGAGTTGCACAGGCGCCACGATTGAAAAAATCTGGTGGCAGTGTAATGGCATGAAAGTAAAAATATTGTTTGATGCAACTTCGGACGCATTCTGTATTGAACTTGGAGAAAACCAAAGTGGTCATCACGACTACACAAGCTTTGGTGGACTAGTAAATAATGCGGGATCAGGAGTAACAGGAGACATTATGTTTACCACAGTAGGACATTCCTCTGCCGACACTTATACTGTCATAATGCAGGTTCGTAAGGAGTACTGATGGCTGTTTCAGGAAGCACTAATTTTGAACTTGATGTTTCAGATTATATAGAAGAGGCTTTCGAAAGATGTGGTCTGGAGGTAAGAACAGGGTACGATCTCAAATCTGCTAACAGAAGTCTTAATCTGATGTTATCAGAATGGGCAAACCGTGGTTTAAATCAATGGACTATTGCGCAACG